GCCCAGATGTTTGTCATGACCTCAATCTTTCGGGTCTCCTTGGTGCTGCCGAACATCTCATTGTAGTTATTCACATCGCCCATCAAAGAGGCCCAGAGTTTAACATCAAACTCTCCAGTTACATTTTGAAGCTCCCGCTCCTCCATCGTGGAGAACTTATTTTTTATTGCTTCCAGAACCTCCTTACTGACTTCGTCGGACTCTCCCTTAAGTGCCTTCTGATATTGCCCAATACGAGAGTCCAATTTAAGTAAAATGGACTCACTGGCGGGGTGGTCGATATATTTCGAGTGTTCAGCTACCTGCTGACGAAGAGCAGTGAATTGATCCAGCGAGTATTGAATGGAGACAGAGTTCCCTCGATGGGACTGTATGAATTTATCTACAGCCTCCACCATATGTTCTGAGCGCTGTGCCTTATACTTCTCCTGTTGTGCGACAGAGGTTTCGGCGCGCTCCAGTGGAGATTCCGCAGAGGTAGCTTGCCATACAAGTAGCCGACTAATATCATCAGCAGGGAAGGCGATAGCTGCCCCACCCACTCCGAGGTTATCCACATACTTGCCCTGATCCCCATAGGAATTTAGAACAGCCTTAAGATGCTGCGATTGAACATAGTTGGCGTTGTGGGAGTCTGCGTAACCAGACGCACTGACCTGAACCTTCAAATTAAACTCTTCCCATCGGTCCTCGCGGACAAGGGTTTCACCATCAGCCTCGTTGATGAACTCATTCGGACCATCTCCATACTTAACCCAGCGATCATTAAAGACCCCAGAGTTCGTAACGTATCCCCCAGAATCTTTCTGTAGGCTCTGGGTGTGAAGATCACGGGACTGCTCAGCTTGCTGTAATTGGGCACGGGTTAGTGCCAATTCGAACCCATTATCTTGAGTGGCCTCATCCTTCGCTTTAATCTTAGCCGAAATGTTCCCTGCAAGCTGGGACGCAGCGGACAAGCCCTGCGCGGCTCCTGCGAGCTCATTGGGAGTGGATACACCAACACCGAACGCTAGTTGCGACGGTGCTTGGTCTTTGGAAGTTTGGTGTCTGAGTTGAATGGGCATAAATTATTCTCCGAAGTCTATTCCAATTTTAGCAGCTCCACCCACTCCACCAATAAATGAGCCAATACCACTTGTTCGAGCGGCGGAGGCCTTATTCTGTAGGCTGGTGGATGTGTTGTTGCCCTCTGCAAGAGCAAAGATCGATTGGACGCGACCTTGCTCAATAGCACGGTCGCCCATTTCACGGTTGAGTAGAGCTTGAGAGTTGATCTGTGAGGTCGCTTGACCTGTTTGAAAGAGTGTTTCGATCTCATCCTTCTCAGCAAGGAACTCGCTGGACTGGAGAATGTCGGAGAAGCTGCCACTGAGGATTCCTCGGCGGGCTCCTGCGGCAGTTGCTTGAGCCGACTGGATGCGCTTCTTGTCTTGGAGGCGGCTCAGAGCGGTGTCTGCATTACGAGAAGCAATGTTCTTGTTCAGCTCACCCACACTTGACTGGAAGGCCAAATCCTGAGCCTGAGCCTGAGCATTATTCTTCTCAATCTGGGCCTTGTATTGGCCCCACTGCTCGGCGGACTCGGCTTGGTTTTCCATCGCCTTCGCTTGGTTCCGTGAGCCAACGAAGGCTACAGCTCCAGACAATGCTGAAGTGGCTGCTGCGATCCCTGCCCATGCTGCTGCGTTTAAAAATGCCATATTATGTAAGTTCCTTACTTTCGGCACACTCTAGCTCATCACTGATTACCAGCAAGTCTTCGAGTGTGGGAATGTCTGTTATGTTCTCTGGATTGAGGTGAACCGTTTGCCAGATACACGTCTCCCGTATAAATAGTGCCTTCTGAACTCCCGCAACCGATTCAAATGTGAATGGAGCAGTGAGAGTCTCGGAGCCGCCACCATCGAGCAGTATATCCACTGAACCCGCTATGATGACATTGAGATGAGTGGTCTTGTGCTTCTTGCCCACTACATACGCCCCTGCGGGCATAAGTATCTGACGGACATAGATCCCCTCACTGAAGAAGTGCTCCAATGGACACTCCACCTGTGGAAGTTCCCTCATCCGCTTGGCAACTGCCATTAGATCTACTTTGGTGTCGAGACAAGTCATTATGTGTTTACCTCCACCTTGTAAAGGACTGAGACAATATTAAGAGGATATGGCTCAGACTGGCGGATGATCGGAACCGCGTCCACATCAAAGTGGCTGCCATTCGGTGCGACCTCCCGAGTGAATCCAGTGAAGAGCGGAGGAGACTCGCCCATTGGCTGAGTGCTCCCATCTTCACCGCGAACTTCCTCATTGTCGTAGCCATCGAACTTGAACCCGACATCGAAGCCCACGCTCTGGTAGAGATAAGGACGAAGGTTCACGGTTTTGTTGATCTTCCCATAAGTGTTGCCGACCGAGAGCGCGATGCTCTGGGGCATGGACTGAAGGAACCCATCGTATTGGAAACCGATCAGGGAGTATTTCTCCACTGTCAGTCCCTCAGGGAGAACCACCATACTGTTCACAACTGGGAGAATTCCGAGATATACACCATCGACCACCGTGGCCACGCTACCACCAAATCGGGCGGGGGACGCGATGGCTGTGGTGGAGGTTTCGGCATATCCCATAAGAGGAGCGCGTAGGTGGGAGTCGAGGAACGACAGGTTCGTCTTGAAATTATCGGAGCCATCATCCACAAAACTAGGTGCGAGCACTTCGAGTGTTCTCACCCCATTACGTTCGGCGGCGATCCACACTTGGTCTTCAGCAGTGTCCGAGTGTCCCTTAACTACCGAGACAACATCTAGGACAGTTCCCTCAATGGGATGCTCCGCCCATGCATAGAAGTCGTCTTCTTTGCGGTAGGTGAGCGAGATGAGTCGACCCGCTTCTGTGACAATCCAGAAGGTTGAGAATGGAAACTTCTGGAAAGTGAATGACTTAATTGGATCAGAGCCGAATAACGTAGGAACCAGCTTGGTTACAGTATTCGAAGCGAAGCTCTGGTTCTGGAAGTCGAACTTGAATTCCAGAAAGCTTTTCCCACCGAGGCGAGCAAGGAACACGGAGGAGCCGATTCTAAGAGCCTGTGTCTCGGAGCCAATGTCCGTCTCTTGAGTGATTCGAACAGTCTCTGGGGTCAGCGCTGCTGAGAACTCATTGGGACGAAGTTGCCACTCACTGGACTCAGTGCCGCATACCAGTGTTGGTCCAGAGACCATCCACCGAACGCGGGTGCTGGACGTGCCCAGCTCATATGTGATCCCAGAGGTGTCGAGAACGATGCCGTCGTTCTCGATTGTGCGGAAGTCTGTAGGCTCTTTGGTCTTGGAGAGCCACACGAAGTTGGGGCTGTCCTTTGTGCCCGCGTAGATCCTGCGCTGCTCATAGAAGGAGACGCAGGATGGGTAATTACCCACGAACCATGCCCCCATCTTAAAGGATGTGAATACACCATTGTTTAGAATATCCCCCGTCAATTGGTCGAATGACATAGGAGAGAGGACATCTACAACACAAGAACGGGGACTAGAAATACTAGTAATCTTCAGGAGCACCCACGTATTAATCAGCTTGGCGTGGATGTATCGGCCAATGTCCGTAGCAGGTTCAAAGATATTTTGAGAGGCTGTGAGGTTGGCTGTGTGAGAGGCTAAACCTTCTGGATCAGTAACCAGATCAAAGACTGAAACTGTGCCAACTGGAACCAATAGATTCGTGCCAGCTACCTTGACCGTAGTGCTTTCCACCTCCACCACATCGAACTGTCGCTGTGTGGACATGTTGGCAATGAGCAGCCCCGTTTGTGGGTAGGGTGGAACACCTCCTCCAGTGCTATCTGTAATTGTGATGGCAGATGAGGAGTAAATATCTGCGGTCATCGTGAACCGAGGAGTCCCCTTTAACTTTACGGAAATAGCAGAAAGATCAGAAGCCCGAATGTGGCCAGTCCCATCATACACCAGAATAGCCGTGGTGAGAGGGGAAGTTGGCCACTCATACACTTGGTAAGTAATACCTGCTTCAAAGTTATTGGAGTTGAGTGTGTCCTCAATGAAGTCAACTGGATGATCCTCCACTCCACGGTAATCAATGATCTGGCCCCAACGAGACAGCCCATCTTGGGAGTTATATACAGCATCAGCCACTGGACGAGCTACATTGGTAAGTAGCCGATCCCCACCAATACGAATCCATGCACCGATGTGGGAGGTTTGGAAAACAAGAGCGTCAGCACGGACGTGGAAGTCCCCATCGGAAATACGATCCTCGATTGTCCATGGAGCATTGGTATCATTTCCCTCGATCATCGCGAGACGGACAGAGGGATCTTCCATATTAACCACACGCTCAACTGGATCAATGTAACAGGCGAGTCCCGTAGGATCTTCTGGGGCGAATGCTCCAGTGTCCTCGGCGGGAGTAACTACAAGAACCCGACCAAGGCTGTATTGGTTGGCCGCCTGATATTCCACATACACAGCGTTCACTGTAAGGTGGATGCTATCCACATGCAGAGGATCTAGCTGGTTCGCGGTAAAAGAGAAGTCGGCAGCATTAGTCGAGGTGAGTCGAACCACTTCGATTGGGGTATCTATTCGAAGAACATTGCCAGAGACATCATCGGTCTTGAATGCGTGAGAGGTGAACTCTGAAGGAGTAAAGTCCCATGGAGTCAGTGAGCCAGATCCGACAGAGCCAGAGTAGAGCTCGAAGTCATCATTCGACTCAAGTGGGGTCTGAACGATATCCAGTAGCTGAGTAGCTACATAGACCGTGTTGGCATCCAACTCACGAGGGACATGGTCGGAGTGGGTGAAGATCATCTTCTCCACTTCCTTTGTCCACCGAACGTCGGGGATATCTGAATCTGAATATGGGACTACACTCCCTTCGAGACCCGTTCCCCGAGTGTAGAGAAGAAGGAACGTAAGAGAATCATATATCAGGATCTGGTATGCAGAGAGAACCAGCAGATACCGATTGTCGTCATTAACAGTGAACTCAATAAGGCGAACATTACCAGCAGGAGCACCAGCAATGTGGCGAAAGCCCTCGCGGTAATGGGCGGGACCCTGAATGAGGGGGAGAAAGTTCTCCATCCGCTGCGCGGCCTTCGAGTATTTATCGATGTCATTGCGTCCACGGAGATGGGGGCTGAATAGGCCACCGCTGTAATCGGTTGAGAGAGTCTTATGAGTGGCCATGGAAAGGAGATGCGTTTTGGAAAGTGCTTCCGTAATGCGCTCCTATGAATCTGGATTCGTCATCTGGCATCACTTGTATTGGTGGACCTTCGCGTGAGGCGATAACCTTAGCTCGACTTAGAATTTTTTCAAACTTTAGTTCAAGCACATTGCGAGTTTCAATAGCAACAGAAGCAATCGGACCAGAGAGTCGAATGGCTAAAGCTGCCACGCAGACCATCTTGAGATAGTCTTGGAAGTCGGTGACTTCAGAAAGTTTGGTCGAGTAACGAAGATGCATCGTGCTCAGATTTGAGTAGATGTGACCGTTCTCGATTCGGTAGTCATAGTGTTTGAATCCACTAGAATCAGTGACGAATTTGATTATAGCGTTGTTGGGTATTTGAAATGCGTTGTCGTAGATATCCCCTGTGGTAGATACTTCGACGGAAGGAATGAGCACGGCGGTGCGGCGGAGGATCGGCCAGTCATAGACTGTCTGAACATCTTCCAGTGTGCCATCAATCAAGGCGGCTACCTTGCGGGCCACGCCAGTATTCTCCTCAAGCGACTGAATCGGCGCTGAGTTGATTTCGGCAAGTGCCTCATTTGCTATTCCAAGTTTAGTGGCCATAATGAAAAAAGAGCGCCCATCCCACCCAAAGGATGGACGCTCAACTTTGTCAGGGACTACGAATTAACAACGTAGAGTAGGTATCCAGTTACGAGACCAGCAAGGACGGCAGTGCCTTCATTGAGGGTAGCGTAGATGGAAGAAGCTCCAGCCATTTCAATAGGCAGGAACGAGACAGCTTCGGGGAGGGCAGCGGTTCCAGCGGCACTTGTATCGAGCAGGCTGGCAATGCCATCTGCGTCGGTAGTCGTGCCGTCGTTGTAACCGACATCCATTGTGCCAGAACCACTGTCGAGATCTGCCCACTTAATCGCACCAGAGATCACAACTGCACCTACGGGTAGGCGAGTTAGTTCAATAGTGCTGGCATTAGCGGCAGCGGCAGTGGTAGTGACGGAGAAGCGGGCAATTCGCACGCGACCCCCCAGAGTATCTGGAGCGAGAGGAGATGGAACCTCCTGATCGAGGCCAGTGACCTCGACGGACTTATATGTATAAGTTGGCATAATATTTTACTTTCTATTTGAGGGTTAGACTTCCAAGCAGCGGATCTCACCAGCGATCTCACCCCACATACGTGAAGCTCCGATTGACTGTTTGAAGTGCATATACGTAATGTTCTTCTTGGATGGATCTTTCCAGATGTTGCCCTTCAAGTCTTCACCGATGGTGAGCTTGAGTGCGCGAGGTAGGAAGGCCATGCAACGGCGTTCGTCTCCATCAGAACCTTCGGAGAGAGCAAGACGTTCGCTGATGATGAATTTGAATCCACCCCATACAGTGATGTTGCCCTCAGCCAAGTTACGGCGAGTCGATGTGTCCATGTTGTTGATGACGGTCTCGTCGACGAGCAACTCCTCGATCTGGTAACTAGTCACCAAGAGAGGGATTACATCCTCGGGCTGAATCGCCTCAACGCGGAGCATCGCAGTGCGAAGTCCTTGCATCTTAGCAATGGTCAGGCCACTGGCTGTGCCAGTAGAGCGGTCAAAGTTGGCTCCAACCGAGATACCTTCGGAGTTCGCACCTGTGAGGGTGTAGCGTCCAGCAGTAGTAATCGGATTCGAGGAACCAGCCGAGAGAGCGCCAACACGGATCGTGATGTCATTCTCGTCATCTGGTGTTCGAGAGTAAGAGACTGCTGTGCCGCCTTCTTTGCCAGTATTTGCATCAGCGAAATACTTCTCAATTAGGAAGTCATCGCGGAGGCGCTTACCAGTCTTAATCAGAGCGGTGTTGTAGTCGTTGGTCGGATCGGAAATGACCTTCAGGAGATCCTTAGGATCTACATACTTGCCTGTTTCGAAGTGACGGAGGGAGATCCGACGATTATCGTGCGGAATCTCAGATACTGGGTTATCGCCGTATCGAGTGGTATCTTCTACCATCTCTTCGGCTTCCCCGATTCTCTGCCAAGACTTATACTCAGAAGCCTGAGTATCGCGGTCTACGAGAGGGTCTAGGATGGATTCATCCTGTTGGTAAGTGTGTTCGAAGCCTTCTTGGAATTGGCGCACATACGCTTCTTCAATGGCTGCTGGTCCTGTTGCAAATGACATAATAAATGTTGGTTAGATTTAAGAAAATGTAGCAAGCTACGTGGTTTTTCGAAAAGCTACCCTTGCGGACTTCTCTGACCCTACGGGATCAGCGGCTTTCTAAAGCTGGACATAGACCCAAAAAAGGGCTGCCTATATCTCTACACTTAGAGACACTAGGCAGCCCTGTCAAGGGTCTCTACGGCTTCTTTGGGTATTTCTTGGCGAAGAGAGCAGTTCGTTCCTCAAGGATGCGCTCACGGAGCTGCTTGTCCTGTGGAGTCATTGCAGCCCGAGCATTCACATCTGCATAGAGAAGTTTCCCATGCGTCTGGTCGATGTTGTCGATCTGCGCTTGGATGCCCACCACGGTATCCGCGTTATTGAAACCACCTCCACTACCTCCTGACACGGGGTTGAGGTCGTTCACCAATGGAGCAAGGCGGTGAAACAACTGCATGGTAGCGGGGTGGTTGGCGACTAGGGGGCTCCAAGTAATAAGATCCTCCAGTTCGGGGATGATGGCGACCATCTTGTCATAGGCTTCATTCGCCTGACGATGATTGACCTCATGATCCGCACCCCACTTTTGGCGGAGCTCGTTCTGCTGAACCTTTACAGCCTCACCGATCTGAGAATCAATCATAGCCTCACCAATCACCGCGCTCTGTGCCCATTCCTGTTGGAACTGCTTGAACTGGTGTGGAGAGAGGCCGAGTCGGTGGGCCGAGTCTTTGAGTTGGCTATTGGTCTCTTCGGAGAACTCGTGGACCCTGATATCCTCGCCCTCGCGGACAACCTCCAGAGTATCAAGGGCGGTGTATTCGTCAGCAGTAGCTGGTCGAATCTGGTCGTAGTAGGCGGTATATTGGTCATCCTTCCAATCCTCCTGCGGGAGCTCGGTGCGTTTCTTGCCCAGCGCCGATTGAGCGTTGAGTGTCTGTTTGGCCAGCTCTTGCAGATTCTTGGTCTGAGAGAAAGTTGCGTGGTCGCGGATGTCCTCTGGGAGGGATGCGCGGAATGCTGCATATGCTTCTTCCGAGGCATAATCGGTAGCCGTTCCAACTGGTGGAGTGACTGGTGGCTCAATACCCCCACCAAGGCCACCTATCGGGGGCTCGACTGGGGGCTCGACTGGTGGTTCGACTGGTGGGACTACGGGCGGCTCTACTGGTGGTGTTGGGGTCATATTATTGTTCCTGTTCCTGTTCTATTATGTCGATTATTGACTGAGGATCTTCCTTAGCCACGAGGGTGAGGTAACTCATGGCCAGATGGCGGCGAGCCTCATTCCATATGATCTCATTAGGATCACGGTGGAATTGGGGCTTGCTGACATTGCAGTCCTTGAGGAGTTGTTTGAAGAAAACCTTACCCGAGTCGGTTTCGAGTATCGAGATAAGGGCTTCGCGCATTGCGCGCATACGCTTCAGGGTGGGTAATGAGGGCATTATTGGGTGAGCAACTGTCCGATACCTTCTGGATCGGTAGCCTTAGCAGAAGCAATATCCTTCATCGCTCCAGCCATTTCGGGCATAGCTGCCTGTTGTTGTTGTTGTTGTTCCTGTTGTGCGCGACCCTCGCGGATATCGCCTACGGCCTTCTCGCTGCGGAAGATGTTCCGAGGAACATTACGCATACGACCATATGTGACCATCATTTCGTGCGGATCAAGTGAGTCCGCGATTGTTGGGTCCTGCTGCATCATCGGGGTGATGTCCTGTAAGAAAGCTGACATGTTGCCGATACCTGAGGCATACTGCGCGTGGGCGGCTGGAGAAGTGTAAACAATCTCCAGCTCCTGTCCACGCAACGAGTCGGGCATCTGGTCGAAGATCGGATCGCGCTTGTCCTGCAACCACTCAACCGTGTGCTCAATGGCGGGGGATAGATACTCTGTCTCCTGTCGGGCAAGCAACGGTCCGAGCTGTTGAAGCATCTGGCCGCGATCATCTTGGATCTCGGTAACAGATTGACGCTCCTTCTTATGGTCGCGGATGATCTGATCCACGAAGAAAGCCTTGGTGATCTGCTCGCGGTAGTCGCGGAGCATCTCAAGTGTCAGATTCGGTTGGGAGCCTGAAACAAGGGCAGTAGGGGCGGGAGTTCCCGCCTCATGGAAAATGAATCGATTAGAGCCGAACTGCACGGGCATCATTATCGAGTCGTCCTCTGCTACCAGAGGAGGAGAGTTCGAGAGCTCCGCGCTCTTGAGCAGTTCCTTGACCATCTTGTTGATGACGCGGATCTGGCTCATGCAAGTCATCGCAGGGCTGCGACCCCAGATCTCACCCGCCATACGCATCCAACGAGGGACCAGATATGGGAAGTAGCTCTTGTGGCCTTCTTGAAGGACGGATGCCAATTCAGTCACCCAGTAAGTTGCCTTGAATGGGCGTTCCCCACCAATGCGGCCACCTGTCTTTGCTCGAATGTCCTGACTCGGCTCAACCGAATAAACCAGCTCGAACGAGCGGTTGGTTGCGCGAGGGTCGAAGCCATCGATGGCAGTGACGTGGGGAAACATCTGAATCAGCGCCTTGGTGCTGAGGAAGCGGCGGTAATACATCGTATCCACTTCACTCTCCTCATTCACATCGAAGAAGCAGTCAGCGAGTGGGCACGCCTTGAACTTAATGATCGGCTTGTCCCGATCCACGTGAACAACGGCTGTCCCGAAGGAGCCGAGGTCGTGAAACACCTCATGGCCAGCTTGGTAGAACTGGCTCTTCGGAACACTGTATGTGTGGTCCACCTTATTACTCAACCCCTCAAGGAACACCAACTCCTTGTCGTTCAGGCTGGCAGAAGGAATCCCCTGAGGTTTCAGATAAGCCCAGCGTTCCGCCTTTGGAATCAGGTATGAGCTGAGACCATTGGCGAACATCTGATTGGCCCATACTGCGGTGTCATCGAACGTGTTCTTCGATTGATCCCCCTCGCGCCGCCCGCCAGCGGAAAGCGACGAGACATTATCGAACGAGGCCCGATGAGGGCTAACGAACTTCTGAGCATCGCGCAAAGCTTCCTCATGAGCGCTACGGATCATCTTGAGCTCTTCGTATCGAGATCGAAGCCTTACTATTTCAGGGGTGAGTATCATTATAATCCACTACCGAGTTGTTTCTTACGTTGGTCCTTCTCTGAGGCACCGATCGAAACCTTAGCACGCTTGCGCTGAACATTGGTCGGGTTGACAACTTTCGCTGCCGCCTTTGGCTTCTTGATCGCTCTCGCCGCTGCGGGTGTAGGGGGAGGAGGAGGCGGTGGTGGAGGTGGTGGAGGCGGCGGCTTATCAGGTTTTGATGACATAGTATCGTGCGATTAGTTTGGCCGTGGAGTAAAAAGAAACACCACGTTCTGGGTATTTTACATACCTAGCGAAAGCGACCCTGTCAAGCGAGTAGGGCATCAGATCTATGAAAGCCTTGAATGGGCTGGACGATCTGGCCGCCATATACGACAAAAACCAATACCTCCCCTCCTCATCCTCCCGATCCTGCGCGAGGACCAAATGGTCTGGGCCCGAGTAGCAAAAGAACCGCTCCTCGGACAAGCTGTATAGATGCTGGTTCAGGAGTCGCTGGAAGTCTCCACCCGCCCGACCATAGTGGGAAGTGGCCTCATCAATTAGCGTTCTACCACTCAATGGCTGTGGTGGTGTATTCAAATCGTTTTTTGTCCTGTTCGGCAGAGAGCTGGCGCTTATCCTTCAATCCAACCGCCAAAGTCATGAACGCATCGGCTCCATGGGAAGCCTTGTCGTGCACGGGCTGTTTCTTGAAAACCTGACGAGCCTCGTCCCACTCCTTGTGGTAATTCTTCAAATGCTCGATACCGAGCGGGCAATCACCCGAGCTGAACCAACATTTCGGAAGAACCCCGCGAACAGCTTCGACCTGATCGCTCTTACCCATCCGCTTGACTGGGGTAGCCCTGATCCCCAGCTTCCGCAAGGTCTCAATGCGCGAGTGGCCCGTTCCGAGCTCCCGAACCTTAACATCATGGGGGAAATAGTGCTTACCGAAACTCACATCATGGAGCGCAGCGTATTTGGCGAGCTCCTGAGCGTAGAAGGGCAAGCCCTCCCCCGAGTTCTCGTAATAGCTGAGGATTCGGACCTCATTGTTGAGCTGCTGGAAGAACCAGATGCTGGTAGCGTCATCCATCCCCAGATCCCATGCGGTGTGCACTGGAAGTGAGGGATCGGGCGGGAGGCGGGACAATATCTGCTTCTTCTTGTAGAGGCGGGTGATTATATCCCCGAAATACGAACCCTCAACGGGGGTCTCGAAGCTGGACATGAACTCCTGCTGGAACATCGCCTCGCTCATATCCTCCCGAGCCTTCCGCAGATTCTCTGGACGGATGGCCTTGGTCTCCGTGACCTTCAAATGACTGGTGAACCAATTCTTGTCCGCCTTCCCTTTATTCAACAACCCATAAAACCAATTCTTCCCACGGGGGGTAGAATTAAAGATCGCCCATCCCTCATTCTCCGCAAGCACGGGGGAAAGCCTGTGCCAGATCTCTGGATTACACAAAGCGGCCTCTGAAAATATGATTCCCACGGGGTTGGTCCCCACGGCCCTGTCGGGATCGTCCGCGCCAATCAACTGAATGACGGAACCATTGGTCAAGGTGAGGCTCATTTCCTGTTCACTCTTCCGAACGACAAGCTCTCTGGGAATAAAATCAATGAATTTGCGGCCTTCCCCATCCTGCCCCTGCCACAAAATCTTGCGGAGCTGATTCTGGAATGGCCCAACATACAAATATAGCCCTTTGCGCTGCTGGCTCTTGATCGCCATCACATTGATGCAGGTCAAATCTTTTCCACAACGCCTGTGCCATACAAGCACCGCCCGCAGGTTCGGGACGTTCTGTGACATATGCTTCAGAAATGGAAGCTGGTAGAATCGGGGTATATACCCTTGGGCTGGTATTTGAACTATGGCCATGGTGGGTGGGCTACTGTCCGTGGGACATGAATGAATTATCTTCCCCACCGAAGTTGCGGGGGCCGAGGGAGTCACTTACATCGACAACTCCCTCGACGGACTCTTCGGGTGCTTGGAACTCAGAGTAGTCGGGCTCGTCGGTCGGGGTGACATCAATAACATCACTGCTCATCCCCGCCTCCTTCGCTTCTTGGGCCGCCCGTTTCACTTCGGCCTGTGTAGTCTTACTGAAATCCACAACCTGAATCGTAACCTCCGACTGGACCGTGGCCTGTAAATCAATGCTCTTCGGCTTGCTGGAGAAATGGGAGGCCAATTCCTTAGCCACCATGATCCGCTGGATCTGTGGAAGAGTGTATTCCCCATCATCATCCCGCTCCGTGGCAAACTCAATCAACGCCTCGATGGGATTATATTCCGTATTGGCAAACATCGCCAACACAACCTTCCTCTGCTGCGCGGGGGTCGGGGCCGACTCCATCATCTCAAGCATCTGCTTCTTCATGAGCAGCTTTTGGTCCGCAGCTATGATCTGGTTCTTAACACTCTCAAGCTCCTTCCGCTTCTTTGGCAAATTACGCTGCGTTCTGACACGAGCAGCGTTCTTCTTCTTCTTTGCTTGGGTGGGCGACGCTCCATTACTCTTGCGTCGGCCATCTGCGAATGGGTCTCTTTTGGGCATATCCAATCAATGGACGATGGATCGGGCTGGGTCAAGCAGAGTCTTTGGACGGGGCTAACGTAGGCGAGGTGCAGAATAGGCGTTTGTCCCACTTTCCAAATCACTTTTGGGATTCGTGGGAACATTTAATCAGGGCCGTTCCCAGTAGTTCCCACCATTAACTGTCGCTAGATGATCCTATGGGACATATAAGTCTATAGTCTTTATCAAGGGCTTATGAAATAAGTTCCCATAGTCCCTTCCCTTTCCATTATATTTTAAAAAGTATGAAAAACCTCCTAAATCCCTTCATATCCCCCCTAAAACCCATACTTTTCTAATCTGAGATGGAATGGGACTGTGTTTTTGGGACTATTTACGTAACTCGTTGATACTACCTATATACTTAAGGTGTCCCACGTTGATTTCTCAATCGATGCGTCCGACCGTTAGGGTAGTGGAAAACCAGAAACTTGGGTGGTGGGGACGGGTCCCTCCCTTCCACTGGAGAACCAATCCCCCCATGCCCCCCCCTTTCCTCACACCCTCGTATCATCCAGCCATTGCAGCCGCCTGTCCACCCTACCCTGTCGCCTAGGCTCCATGGTTCTCTGGCCACCTGATTCCTCGCAGCAGCGGCACTGAGAGCAGCGAGCCTACCTGTTCGCCTAGGCTCACTGGCCCATTGTGGCAGCCTAGCCCTGCCACCCCTGCGGGGGGCACGCGGGGTCTTCGACCCCTTGGGACAACGAACCATCGAGCCATCCAACCCCCTGATCCAGTGAACATATGCGCCCCTGTTCCAGTGTGTGGGTGGGCGTGTTACATCCACCCGTCCCCTCGTCCATACTATCATCCGCTCCCCGTCCCGCTCTACCACTGGCTCCAGCCCCCGCTCATCCATTGTTATGTTCCACACTCACCTACTCATGTAGTTACTATCATCCCTTCACTGGTGTCTATGGGACATTCAAGGCACTGTTCAACAGCACTATGTTCTATGGCCAACGAGCCGATAGCGGTCGAAGACGACCCAGTCTCTTATGGGCTCCATGAGCCGATAGCGGTCGCAGACGACCCAGTCTCATTCCGCTCTCCATGAGCCGATAGCGGTCGCAGACGACCCAGTCTCATTCCGTTCACAGAAGGGGCAAGCCC